TATGCGCCCTTTTTTTTAATTGAAAGGAGACGGAAGAATGTTAAAGAAGACTATTGAGTACACAGATTACAACGGCGAAAAGAGAAAAGAGGATTTCTACTTTAACCTCACTAAAGCTGAGATTATGGAGATGGAACTCGGCAAGCAGGGAGGTATGACTGGCTATATCGAAAAGATCACTAACGCTCAGAACGGCCCTGAGATCGTTGCTCTCTTTAAAGAGCTCATCCTTAAGGCGTACGGCGAGAAGGATCCTGATGGTAAGAGATTCATCAAGAACGACGCTCTTAGAGAAGCTTTCTCACAGACTGAAGCTTACTCCGAACTGTTTATGGAACTCGCTACAGATGCCGACAAGGCTGGCGAATTCATCAACGGTATAGTACCTCAGGACGTACAGGAGCAGGTTACCAATCTTACACCGGCTCAGATCGCAGCCAGAGAAGCAATCGCCAATAAATAGTTGGAGGTAGCAACCATGCTTGAAGTTGTGGTACCTAGCAGAGAGTTGTATGACGAATCCAGGAATCTCTTCATTACAACTAAAGAGTGCAAATTGCACTTGGAACATTCTTTGGTCTCACTTTCAAAATGGGAAGCAAAATGGCATAAACCTTTTATTACTGGCGAGCCTAAGACTAGGGAGGAAACTATAGACTACATAAGGTGTATGACAATAACTCAGAATGTCAACCCGGATGTTTATACTTACCTCCCTAATTCTGTTATAGAGGAAGTTTGCGAATATATCGAGGACCCTATGACTGCGACCACGATAACAGAGCGTAAGAAGCCTGGTGGTCGTAGTGAGGTCTTGACTGCAGAAGTTATCTATTATTGGATGATAGCTCTTGGTATACCGTTTGAGTGTCAGAAATGGCATTTGAATAGGCTGTTGACACTTGTTAAAGTGTGCAACGTTAAACAGGAGAAAGAACAGAAGATGAGCAAGCGTGATGTAATGAACCAGAACGCTGCTCTCAATGCCGCCAGAAGGAAAAGGTTGAAATCGAGAGGATGACCTATGATAACAATAAAACAGAAGGGCGATTTTAAAAAGTTCTTCTCATATATAGAGAGGCTTAGGGAAGCCGTTAAACTTGGCATCCTTGATAAATACGGACGTCTTGGCGTAGCAGCCTTGGCGTCTGCAACTCCTGTTGACTCAGGAGAGACCGCCGCTTCGTGGGATTATGAAATCGAAAGAACCGAAAGCGGAGTTAAAATACACTTTTTAAATAGACACGTAAACAAAGGTGTAAACATAGCCGTGATCCTGCAATATGGACACGGCACAAGAAACGGTGGATGGGTGCAGGGTAGGAATTATATACCTTCTGCCATCGCACCGGTTTTCGATAAAATTTTGAATGATGCTTGGGAGGAGGTTAAGAACTTATGAGTTCAATGGTTGACGAACGAATTGTCTCGATGGAGTTTGACAATTCTAAATTCGATAAAAACGTACAACAGAGCGTCGACAGCATAAACAACCTCAAATCAAGTTTAAACTTTGACGAATCTAAAACAAGTTTTAAGAATTTGTCCAAATCCGCAAACAGTATAGATTTGTCGGGTATAGAAAAGAGTCTTGACAGACTTAACCGTAGATTCTCGGCATTTGGCGTTATGGGTACTCAGGTTATTACTAATCTGACAAATCACGCAATGGCCACTGCTAAGAAATCTATGAACTGGCTTACTCAGGGAGTGATCCAAGGTGGTATAAACAGAGCTAAGAACATCCAGCAGGCTAAATTCCAGCTGGAGGGTCTTGGTGTTGCGTGGAAGAAGATCGAGGGCGACATTGATTATGCTGTAAGCGGAACGGCTTATGGTATGGACTCTGCAGCTAAGGCTGCTTCCCAGTTGGTTGCGTCAAACGTAAAACTTGGCGACAGTATGAAGACAGCACTGAGAGGTATCTCAGGCCTTGCTGCCATGACGAATTCGTCATATGACGACATGGCTCGTATATTTACGACGGTTGCTGGTAATGGTCGTCTGATGGGAGATCAGCTTAATCAGATTTCAGCCAGAGGTATCAATGCAGCCTCAACCCTTGGTAAATATCTTGGTAAATCCGAAAAAGAAGTTCGAGATATGGTATCCAGGGGGCAGATCGACTTTAAAACCTTTGCCGCTGCTATGGATGACGCTTTCGGTGAACATGCCAAGAAAGCAAACATCACATTCCAGGGCTCAATGTCTAACGTTAAGGCTGCGTTGGGCAGACTCGGTGAGTTGTTCGTAACCCCGCTTATTAAAGATAAAGGCCCTCTGGTTAAATTCTTTAATACGCTGAGAATCGTAATCGATAACATTAAAGACGCCGCCAAAGACGTAAGCGGGGAATTCTTAAATCCTGTTATCAAAGCCATAAAGAAGGCTACTCAGTGGCTGCGTAACCTTTATCACGTCACCGGTAATATTTTTAAGAGATATGAAAACATCGTTGGTGATGCGGGATTATCTGTTAAGAAGTTCGAGGAGAATGTAGCGAAGGAACTCAAAAAACAAGGCATAGATGTTAAAGGACTCGAGAAGAAGTACAAAGATCTTGGCGGGGTTTTAAAGCATATAAGCAACGAAGACCGTCTTAAAGCTTTGACTCGTGCGTTTGATAAAACCACTAAGATTTATGACTCCGGAGCGGATTCTTTAGAGAGTAAAGCTGCGAAGTTCCAGAGCACAGTAACGAAGTTAGCCGGCAATAAAACAGAGATCACAGATAAAGATAAAGACTTTATTAAAGCTTTAGAGAAAGAGGGATACTCGTATAAAGATCTTAAGGGTAACATCAATGATATTTTAAAGGGCGGTAAAGATTATAAGATCGCTCTTGAAAAGATGACTGCCTCGCAGCTTAAAAGCATAGGCGCGACTAAAGATCAGGTAAAATTGATGGATCATTGGAAGCATTCAGCCAAGATGGCCGGAATGTCCTTCAATGATTACGTTACAAATCTGCATAATCTTGAACAGCATGGTTCCGGCGGAGTGTTAATACTCAGGACTCTAAAGAACGTTCTTACTGCTATTCTTAGGCCGTTAGGCGCTATAAAGAAAGCATTCTATAACGTTTTCGGCGGAGCCAATAATGAGGTTGAGATCTATAATCTCATTTACGCCATCGAGCAACTTAGTGAAAAGCTCATAATGTCTGACGAGACAGTTGAGAAGTTAACTAAGACTTTTGAGCTTCTGTTCACATTTATCAAATGGGGCGCTAAGATAGTTGGCGGTGTTCTGTTTGTCGCTTTAAAAGCTGCATTTGAAATAATATCTGCATTCAGTTCAGATTTCTTAGATATAACGTCCGATTTCAACGGCTTCGTTAATACGTTGAAGGCTAGATTTACTCCGCTTTTGACGATGGCCGTTGACAAGATAAAAGAACTTACAAAACTGCTTGCTCCATTAGCCTCGTATCTTCTTAAGCTGGTGACACCGTTTAAGAGGCTTGACTCAATAATCCATACCTATCTTATAGACAATGGGTTGTTAAACGCGATGCTCCAGTGGGGCAACATAATGTTGAACCAACATATCAAACACATTAAAGAATGGTTCAATACAATGGGCAAATCCAAGGTCGTTGAGGATCTTAGATTGCGTTTGAAGCTGTTGTTGGTGTTGTTTAATAAACTTTTTGGAGAGGGGCCTAAGAGGATAAGAAACTTCCTCGACACAGTAAAAGAACTTAACAATGCCAACATTTTAGACGTTGTTAAATTACAACAAGCGTTTAAGAAAGACATACTTGACTACTTCTTCGACATAAAGAAATTTAAAGCTATAGGTTCGTTTGCCGGACAGATAGTTAAGGCTTTGTTTAAGGCTATCAGAGATAAAATTGTAAAGACAGATTACAAATCTATAGGCACTGGCTTCATCGGAGGAATGAAGAAGATTTTGTCTATGATAGGCGGAAAAGCGAAATCTATAGACTTTTCAAAATGGGGAGATGTTGGTCATAAGATTTTAGAAGGTCTTTTGGAAGGCTTAAAGAGTGGCTCGGCATCGTTATTTAAAGCGATGGGCGGAATAGGCGATACACTTCTTGCAGTTATTAAAGGTGTATTGGGAATCCATTCTCCTTCTACAAAAGCAATAGAAATCGGCAAGAACATAATTGCGGGATTTGTAATAGGGCTTAAGGGCGGTATCGGAGAGATCCTAAACGTTGTTAAATACCTGTTTGGATCAGTTGGCCGATCTGTTCCTAAGTTCGCAAAGAATCTGTTTGTGATCATAGCTGCCTTTAAAATGCTGTCTCTTGTGGTTGGGCTTGTTAAAGGCTTGAAAACATTAGCTGGCCCTCTTACCAGTATTTCAGATTTACTGGCCGGTATGACCAAGGTCCAAAACCAGTTAGCTAAGAATCTTAAGGCGGCTGTTTGGATAGAATACGCAATTGCTGTTTCGTTATTTGCAGACGCAGTTATCAAACTTAGCAAGATGTCGCTCAAAGAAGCTGCTATAGGTTTAGGTTCTTTGATAATTATTCTTGGCGCTTTCTATGGAATTTCTTTAGCTTTGTCTAAGATAAACGACAAAGAATTAGCTGCAAAACTTGCTGGTATGACAGCGGTTGTAGTGGCTCTTGGCTGGTTCTTGATGAAAGCTTCAGTGGCCTTTTTCCTTCTTGGTAGAATGAGCCTTGAGAAGGTACGTAATGCTTCCATTGCTTTAGGTGCTTTGATGGCAGCGTTATTGATAATGACGTTGATAGCTAAGAAGCTTGTCGGTGGAGACAAAACCGATCTGGTAAAGGCTGAGGTAATGGGCAAGATGATGTCCGAATTTGCCAAATCATTACTCATTCTTTCAGATGCTATGAAGCGCCTTGGAAAACTTAACCCTAAGGTTGTTGGCCAAGCAAGCTTGATTATTTTAGGCTATTTAGGAGTTGTATCGGCTTTAATAGCTGTGGCTAACGCTGGAGAAGAGCTTACTGGTTTAGCTTTAGCAGCTACACTCATGGGATTCTCAACGTCGCTGATACTCCTTGCTATAGGTATAAGGGCTTTAGGAACGTTAGACTATAAATACGTTAAGCATGCTACGCCTATAATACTTGGATACGCGTTTATAGTCGGTTTGTTGTCAGCTCTAGTTTCTAAGTATGGTGGAACTGCAGCTGCTGCCGGCTTTGTTATGATGAGCTTCTCAGCGTCGCTTGTTATATTGGCTATAGGAATAAAGAAACTTGGATCGTTGAATGGTGGAGAAATAGACGCCGCCATGGCCGTAATTGAGAAATTTGGCAAGATAGTGGTTTTAGTAATGCTATTCACCACATTCGCTTCTAATGCGGCTAAATCCGCAGCTATATTTATAAGCTTCGCTCTTTCTTTAGTAATACTGGCCAAAGGTATATCCATGCTTGCCGGTTTGTCTGAAGAGCAGGCTGATAGAGCCCTTAAGATAGTTGAGAAATTCTCTGGAATAGCCATCGCCATGGTTATTCTTTCGTCTATCTGCGGTAAATACGGATTACAGACTGGAATAATGATTCTTTCCATGGCTGGTGCTATGTTGGTATTGGCTGCTGCTTGTGCGATAATGGCGATGATAGATCCGCAGGATCTTGCTAGGGTAACTGTTGCGTTGACGGTTCTTATGCTGGCATTTGCTGCTGTTATGTTCGCTGCCGGGAAAATTGATGGTTCCGGATTCAAGTCGCTGATTGTCCTGGCTGTCGCTTTAGGCGAATTGATGGCAGCCATGGTTATACTGGCCAAGGAAGATTATAAGAGCGTAATCTCTGCTGGTGCAGCTATTACCGGAGTTATGCTGTCGATGACGGCCATCGTTGTCGCTTTAGGGCATATGAAGACCGGAAGCTTTAAGAAGGCGCAGGGAAGTGTTCTGTTGATAATAGAACTCGTTGGAGCTTTATCTGGAGCTATTGCACTCATTGCCAAGTTCCCTGCTGAACAAACAATAGCTGCCGGTGCAGCAATCTCCGGGGCTATGTTATCTTTCGCAGCTTCAATGTTTGTGGTTTCGAAAGTCGCTCCAGTCATGACAAAGGCCATGCTTCAGATATCTGGGGTATTCGCCATAGTTATGGCTGTTATTCTGGGTGTTATGTTCGCTTTGGATAAATTGGATATTAACCCTAGCACTGAAGCGATTAATAACATCATCAAACTGCTTGCTACGTTCACATTGATGACTGGCGCATTGGCGCTTATCGGCCCGTTAGCGGCTCCAGCCGCACAGGGCGCAGCGGCCATGGTTGCTGTCATCGGCGTATTAACCCTTGGCGTTATGGCCATTGGCGGTTTGATTGAACTCATTCCTAAAGCGGAAGAGTTCATCAATAAGGGTATAAAGGTTCTTGTACTTCTTGCTCATGGTTTGGGTGAGATAATAGGTGCTATATTTGATGGTATGATGTCAAAAGGCACAGAGAACCTGCCTGAAATTGCCGATAGAATCTCGAAATTTGCTCAAAAGCTTATACCGTTCTTTACGATCATCACAACCATAGACAAGAAGTCTATACAGTCCGTAAAAGACCTGGCTTCTGCTATGACTACGTTCTCCGCGCTAGAAAAGACGCTTAGTTCTAACGAAGGCGGAGGTACTGGGCTCGAAAACGTTATTGCCGAGATGGGTGCGATAGCCGATGGGTTGGTTGCATTCTCTGAAAAGTTAAGCGGATTGAGCGATGAGTCAATTCAACGAATCAAAACCGCATCCAAGGCGGCTGCGGCTCTTGCTGAGTTTGCTAATTCAATACCTAATACTGGAGGTATGGCTGCAGCGTTTACTGGCGATAATGATATTTCTCAGTTTGGAGATAAACTCCCTAAATTTGCAGAGAATCTTGCCGATGCGGCAGAGAAATTGTCTCCTATAGACGAAAAGGCAGCAGAAAAGATCAGAAATGCGGCTTCCGCGTCAAGGGCGTTGGCCGAGTTTGCAGATGCTATACCTAATTCCGGTGGAGGTTTACAGCTTCTAACCGGCGAGAAAGATATCAGCGGATTTGGAACGAACCTTGCCAGCTATGGTACAAATCTTTCGAAATTCAGCGATAGCGTTAAGAATGTTAAGGCGGAAAATATTAAAACCGCAGCAGCGGGTTCAAAAGATCTGGTTGAGGCACTCAACGGTATCGATTTTAAACCGTCCAAACTCATACAGCTTTCAACAAGTGTTAGTGGATTTGGTCAGGGCGTCAGTGGATTCTATGAAAATATTAGCGGCGTAGACGTTGGTAAACTTGCAGCGTTCGACCTTGAGCTTAAAGCTTTAGTTAGTATTCTCGGGTCCATGGCCAATACCAATTTCGAAGGTGCCGGTTCGTTTAAGAAAGCTTTGTCCGACATAGCCGATTCGGCGTTAGATAAAGCCATGAATACTATTTCTGGCTATAAGGATAAATTTTCAAAGGCCATCGGCGAGCTCTTCAGCTCAATCTCTTCATCATCAAAGAAGAGCGGAGAGGGTATCAACTTCGGTTCTTCATTTAAGACATCGCTGTCTGCAGCTTTGAAAACCATTAACTCCTTCAGAGACAGGTTCTCTAAGGCTGGAGCTAATGTAGCTAGTGCTTTCTCTAAAGGCTTTAACGGTTCGAAGATTGGTATCGGGTCTGGCATCAAAACTTCATTAGCAGGATGTATTACGGTCATCAGTAACTACCGTGGTAAATTCCAGACTGCCGGTTCAAGTGTTGCTTCGGCATTCACTAAAGGTTTCAATTCTGGAAAGACCAGCATTGGCGGTGGAATAAAGCGAGCCATCAGCAAGTGCCTCAGTGACATAAGAGATTACGTCAGCAAGTTTAAAAATGCCGGCGAAAACATGACCAAAGGATTTGCCAGAGGAATAAACAGCCAGGCGTTCTTAGCTACCAATGCCGGTAGAGCTATTGCTGATAAGGCTTATAATGCCGCCAAGAAACGACTGGACGAACATTCACCTTCAAGAGTAATGCAGAAGGTTGGTAAGTTCTTTGCACAGGGTTTTGCTAATGGTATTGCTGACGGGACTAAAGAGTCAACGTTGTCTGCCGACACTATGGCTAGAGACGCCATGTCAAAGACTCTTATGGCGGTTGCTGAAATCAACGATATGATGGATGAAGGTCTTGTCCTCTCACCAACTATCGCTCCGGTTGTAGATACGACTGGTGTTAGTGCTGGATTGAGCGACATGAGTTCAATGATCAATTCCAATTATGCGTTTGGACTTGGGGCATCCATCAACATCGCTAAGCAGTCCGCTGAAGATATGGCGGCTACAATAGTTGACGGCGTTAGAAGTGCGGTCAGTGATTTGATCGATAACGCTCCAACACCTCAGTACAGCTTTGAAGCCCCTGTTACGCTTGATGGCCGCGAGATCGCAAGAGCTTCGGCTAGTTACACTCAGGATGAACTGGACAAGATCCAGGCTAGAAATAATCGTCAGTTAGGACTTGTATAAGGAGGGAAATTATTCAAAATGATGACTAAAAAATCTATGGCTATCAACGGGTCGTATATTGAAGCGCTCGTAGACGGCTATACAACCATTAATGTCACTGGAAGAGAATCCCTCAGTTCGAGCATAGAAACCGTGTCGGTAAGTAATCGGCACGGTTCTATTTATAAAGGGAAGACGTATGGTCCTAGAACCATTACTGTGTCTTTCGCAATTGAAGGGTACGATACTGACGACCTGCTTGTAAGGCTTGAGGAACTGAATTCTATTCTCGATCAGGAAGGGGTTCAGGTAACATTCTTAGACGAGATAGGAAGATTCTATTACGTAGACGCTTTCACGAATGTTCAGTCATCTATAACTGTTGGTGTATCGACTAATAACGCCGTAGCTACTGGATCGTTCGAATGCTACTGTTCAAACCCGTTCAAATACTCGACTACTGAGTATCTGGCTGAGCCTGAACTTGATGAAGACGGCTATCCTTTATTCATGGTCGACTACGACGGCACTTACAAGTCATTCCCGACCTTTGAAGTCGATTTCTACAGTAAGACAAAGACCGATATTTACGCCGACGCAAGAGACGGTAAAGAAGTCGCATATGAGAAGGCGAAAGTCTATGCTTATAAAGGCGTTGCTCTGGATGAGGAAGAATTCGAAACTGATACATATTTGTCAATAGTTCCAACTCTTGCGACGGCATACTCAGAGGATGCCGTATATTACACTTATGAGGAAGTTCGTGAATTGGCTGACGAGAGTGAGCCTGAAGATGGAGACGAGGAATTTACAGACGACCCTGATGCTGTAGTTTATATTCTGTCTGAGGAAGTCGATGAAGATTCATTCCAGCCCGATATGTATTACACTCTTAAAATCGAAGAGGCCGACAAATACGATGAAAATGTTGACTGGTATTACTTCGAGGACCCAGACTACATTCCGGAAGAAGCTCAAAGTGATTTGTCGTCTGATACCAATCCTGAAGAAGATGACATTTCAGGTAATGCCAATGAAGACCTTGGTCAGAATGGGTCTTGCGGGTATGTGGCGTTCGTAGATGATAACGCGAACATACTTCAGTTCGGCAATCCAGACATAGACAACATCGTAAAGAAGGCTGATAACGAGCAGACCCTTATCGATAGCGAGTTCAATAGATCCACTAACTACAGTGCAGACGTACAGGCTAAATGGATCAATGGTGGTGGGCCTAATACGGTTTACTGGCCTGCGACTCCAACGGAAGCCAACTTTTCACAGGGCGAGTATTATACACGCAAAGAAGGGACTGACGGTTTCTCTACTTATACAAGAGCGGAATCGTTTACGGCCGATACCGAATACTTTACAAAACAGGTTAGAACGAAAGACGGCGGATTCAATGAAGTGTTAAGAGAGAATGTTGTATATGGACAAATAACAACTTCTCAGCCAATGTTAGCATGGACTTCGTCCGAGCATGGTCTTACCTGTTCAGTCGCTCTCGAGAAAGTCTACGAGAGGACTGAAACGAGTTGTAAGCTGAAATTCAAAATCAGTATAAAAAGGACTGGAGATACTATACCGAAGAATGGCTCGACTTATAAGAAGAAAGTCAGATCCGGTAAGAAGCATAAATGGAAGACGTATAAGCACTCCGGAACTCAAATCGTTGCCCATATAACAACAGGCAGCAACGATAATGCTGTAACCGTCATCGGAACAGGTACGACCTGGAGCAAGGGGACTACTAAGAACGTAGACCTTTACGTAACCCTCAGCGAACTCAATGGCGGAACTCAGACTTATGGAGGAATGAAGTTCTACGTTTCATCTTCCGGTGAGTATAACTGCAATGTCGGCAATAAGAACCTCAAGGCTGCAAGTTTGCCTGTCTACATCCCAATGGCTCCTGATAAGTATTACCTTTCTCCTGGCTTTGTGGCTAACACCGGTTGGCATGGTCCTGTCATAACAAGGGATATTCCAGCCGATTCAAACGGCGATGTCGGAGCTATAGGCTTTAACTTTGAAGTTTCTGGTAAATACTGCGTAGGTAACGCTCCTAACTACAACCTCCAAAGAGGTATTATGGGTCTCTATGTCCTAGATGCCAATAACCGAATAATCTCTGGAATGGAAGTAGTCAAGAATGATAACAACGCTACAAATGCGTATGTCAGGTGTTTCCAGAACGACAGACAGTATGGCGATAATTCTGCGTCTGCCGAGTTTGTTAAATATGCTGATACTCAGATGTTCACTCTTGGAATGTCGAGGCATCCGGAAACAGGACTTATAACATATTCGTTCGAGACCAAGGTCCCTGATACGACGACAAAAGTTAAGGATCAACAAAAGACAGCATACAAGAACGTATGGGTTCCTAAAAAGGATAAAAAAGGAAAAGTTGTTAAGAATAAAAAGGGGAAAGTCGTCAAGGTAAAGAAACGGCAATCGTATAAATACTGGACTTATAAATCCCAGACTGTTTCAGGAAGAGCTGAAATGTCTTCTGTCACAACTGCAACCCCTTCTTATACTGTCGCTAAGAAAGTGGCGATAGCGTTCTATACTTATCGGGATATTCCGCATCTTACATGGCAGGGAATAACCAAAGCCAAGTTCACAAAGACCGGAATACATGACAGAGAAGAGCTTAACATATTCCACCCTTCAGACCAGCTTATAGTAGACTGCAATACTGCTACCGTACTCCTTAATAACCTTAAAGCGCAGAGATACGGAGCACTTGGTAATGACTGGGATAAGTTATATTTGGATGAAGGACTTAATCAGATCAAGGTTTACTACTCAGAATGGGCTAAGGACCCTATGGTATACAGACAGTGTTTGCATTCTGACAGTTGGTCTGCTACGACTAAGTATTATAAGAAACAAAACGATGACTACATCGAAACAGCGGTTACAGAAGCAACGTACAACCAGAACCCTAATGTCTGGTATATTAGGGAGCACGTTGAAATGACATTTAGAATGCGTTACAGAGAGGTGTTTATATGATTCTATATTTTGCTGACAGGTCTTTTACTGTTCAGGGCGTGGCTACAACAAGCCTTGACAGTCAGTTTGTCATAGTCAGTGACACTAAGACCGAATCTGTAGAAAAGCATATAAGCTCGCTCGACGTTGAGGTGTCGTTTAACGAAGATAACCGCAAAGAACTTGAAGAGCTGACTAATGCCGGGAATTATATTTTACGGTATGTCAGTTCTTCAGACCCCGATGGGGTTGAAGGCGAGGAAGCCATAACCAAGACATATACCCAGAATAACGTAACTGACTGCTTCACCATAATTGAGAGTGAAATCGATATTCAGGGGAAGACAATAAGCATCTATGCAGAAGATCTTGGTCTGGATCTGCTCAATGACATAGCAGACCCGTACGATCCAGGCAGTTATATGCCTGCCGCTGATTATATTTTAAACTTTGTAAGTAAAGCTGGGTTCAAGATAGGCCTGAATGAAATACCTTACGACACAAGAGCTCTGGCATGGACCGATACCTCGACCGTTACTGACAGACTCAACTCTATAGCAGCTACATTCGAGTGTGAACTGTCATATTCTTTCACGATCAAAGGTATGACCCTGACGGACAAGTTTGTCAACATCCATAAGAAGCGCGGAATCGACACTTATGAAATGCTGAGTATTGGGCGTAACCTCAACAACATCAAAGTCAAGAGAGTTGCATCTAACTTAGCAACGGCTTTGATTCCGACTGGGTCAGACTCGCTTAATCTGGTTGGATATGATTACGACGATGGCGATTTCTACGTTCAGGGCGGAGTTCTATATTCCAGAAAGGCTCTCGAGAACTGGCATAGATTCAGGACTGAAAGCGGTCATATTTTCAGGACCTTTTCGACAGAAGTATCTCAGCAGGAGGATCTGTTTCAGGCTGCGCTGAAAGAACTGAAGAAGGTTCGTGAGCCTGAAGTGAATTATGAGGTTGACATCGCTGAATTACCGGCGGGATTAGGTATAGGTGACAGAGTTTATGTAGTGGACGATGAAGGCGAACTGTATGTTCAGGGTAGGATCCTCGAACTCAAGACATCCGAGACTAACAAACGTCAGGAAGCGACAATTGGAGATTATAAGATACAGACCTCCGGCATTTCACAGGTTGTAGCGGATCTGGCTTCAAGCTTTGCAGAGGTCGCAGCACGAAGAGTGCTTTACACATGGATCATCTATGCTGAAGACAGCAGCGGTACGAACCCTTCAATGACGAGAGGAAGCAGGAACTTCACTGGAATACTTGCCAACCGCAGGAAAGAACTTACCTCTGATGAACAGCTGACATCAGAAGTATTGGCGGATGTCCAGTGGACGTTTATGCTGGATTCAGAAGCTGCCTCTACGGCAATAATAACTCTTGTGCCGTCAGACGGAACGATCTACAAAGGCAAGAAGATCGCTACTACTCTGACAGCGACCGTAACAGTCGGAGATAAGGTGATCCAGAACAAAACTCAGCTTGCGCAATACTTCGGGGCTAATGCTGAACTGGTCTGGTATGAAGATGGTGTAGAACTTCAAAATGAGGGGAATTTTACTCTTACTTATCAGGCTGATGATGGAGTTGAAACTGTAACTATTAGTTGTGAACTGGAGGTGAGCTGATGGCAGTAATCGCACAGACCCAGGTAACCCTTGCCAGAGTCGATGACGGCGAAAAAGGTGGAGTCGGCCCTCAGGGTCCTCAGGGCATCCAGGGCGAAAAAGGTGAAAAAGGTGACACCGGAGCTCAGGGTCCACAGGGAATCCAGGGTGAAACCGGCCCTCAGGGTCCACAGGGGATCCAGGGCGAACAAGGCCCACAGGGCGTCCAGGGTAAACAAGGCCCTCAAGGTGAACAAGGTCCTCAGGGCATCCAAGGAGAGACAGGACCACAAGGTCCTCAAGGCGATAAAGGAGACAAGGGTGATACTGGAGCCAAAGGAGACAAGGGCGACAAGGGAGATAAAGGTGAAGACGGCGCCAAAGGTGATAAGGGTGACAAAGGTGACATCGGCGTAAGCGTTACCAATATTATACCTGAATACTATCTCTCGACGTCCCCAACATCTGCTACCGGAGGCTCTTGGGATACTAAACAGCAGGCTTTTGTCAATGGAAGATATTACTGGACAAGACAGCATGTCTACTATAGTAATAATACCGATAAATACTCCACTGCAGTCTATGCTGAAGGTCTGACAAAGGCTAATCAGGCTGCTTATGACGCTGATGTAGCGGCTGCTTCTGCCGAGTCAAAAGCTCAGGCCGCTCAGACCAAAGCCGGACAGGTCGAGACTAGGGTCGGACAGTTATCTGACGATCTCGACGACCTTGAGGCTAAGGCAGCAACCATAACTTTCGTCAACGAGACTGCTTCAGGGCTTCAGGACCAGATCGACGGAGCAATTGAGTCCTGGACTGGTACTGTGGAGCCTACCAACAGCAACGAGCCAGCTAAAAACTGGACTGATAACGACACTAAGGACAAACATGTCGGAGACGTCTACTATGTTGTCAATTCCAGCTCTGATAAGGACGGATTCTGTTACCGTTACACCAAGTCTGGCTCAACTTACAGCTGGGTTTTGATCAAAGACTCCGACGTGACTAAGGCTCTTAGAGATCTTCAGACCGCTCAGAGCGATATTTCAGGTATCAAGCAGTTCGACTCTGAAATCACTACATGGAAAAACCAGACTGATACTGATCTGACCGAGTATAAAGCTCGAACCTCTCAGCTCGAGACTGATATGGGAACGAAGGTGTCAACTCAGGCGTTCAATGATCTTAGCGATACGGTCGATAACCATACACGGAGCATCGGAACGCTCAGTTCAACAGTTGAGACTAAAGCCGATGGCTCTACGGTAAGCACACTGAGCTCCAAGGTCAACACTGTAGAGCAGACAGCTAATAGCAACAAGACCGATATTTCAAACCTGACGAGAACCGTCAATAACAAGGCTGATGGCTCCACAGTTACGACTTTAAGCGGTAAAGTCAACACGATAGAAGACACTGTCGATCGTCATACTCAGTCAATTAGCGATTTGGAGTCTACAGTTGAAACTAAAGCCGATGGCTCTACTGTAAGTACACTGAGCGAAAAGGTCAATATAGTTGAAAGCACGGCGAATACTAATAAAGCTAGTATTACGAGTTTGACGACAACCGTCGGCGACAATAAAACCGCTATAGAAAATAGGGCTTCAGCCATAGAGCAGGACGTTTCGGGCTTTAAGCAGACCGTTAGTGCTACTTACACCACCAAAACTGATTTTAATAATCTGCAAATTGGTGGGAGGAATTTGTTAAGGGGGACAAAAGACTATAGAGGAGCCACTAGCATAAATCCGCCCACAGTTTCAATAAACGAAGAAAATGGGATTTCCTATGTAAGCATAAAGCCTTCGAGTGTTGGGTGGACGAATGTGATGTTTTTACCCGCTTTTCCTTTTAGCAACATAGACGGGAAAACGGTAGTTGTATCATGTGATGTTAGACTTGTAGACGACATTAGCTCGCCAACGAGTTCGGATTTTTATTTGACGTTGCAGGCGTTAGCAACCGCGAATTCGACGGGTAGAGTAGGAAATAAGGATCACTCGTATAGTTCGTCAATTTTAACAAAAGGTAAATGGGTTCGGTTGTTTTATACATTAGAGGTTGACAAAAACAATTGGAGTGTATTATCTGGACACAGTAGAGACGAGTTCCTTTATTGCTCTTTGGCGATTTACAACCATACGGCCGCTCAAATAGATTTTAAATGCGCGCAAGTTGAAATTGGCACCAAAGCCACTGACTGGACACCAGCTCCTGAAGACCTAGAGAAATACACCGACACACAGGTCGAAGCTGCCAAAGCTACCATCAAGCAGACAACTGACGCAATAACTTCAACTGTCGAAAAGATCAGATCACACAGATACCTCGTTTCAAGCAACTCAAGCGGAGCCACCTGGGCTAACTTCAAAGCATATTCTGCTGAAGGAGCTAACAATACTTTCGGAGTAACGTCCGGAGCGCTTGAATGCTCGGTTGGGGACACAGTATTCCTCAAATACTACGAGAACACTAATCAAGTATGGCGTTATATTCGCGGTACGGTAAAGAGCAAGCCGACAGTCGATACGTCTATCGTACTTACTTCTCACGGCTACGAAGACATCCTTCCAGTCGACACGATCAAATCCACCATCAACCAGTCGGCGGATAGTGTGAAGATACAGGCTGAGCATGTTGAGTTTCGAGGTAATGTAGTTTTTGAAAATATTAAAACGTACACCGATGCAAAATACCCTTCTTATGACGCCGTTAATGCTGCCATACAAGATGCAGCCGACGACAAATTAGATAAGAATTCGCTTTACGGAAAATTCGAATGGTCTGACGATGCTGCGCATATTTCATCGTATAACTCTAATGAATATTACGAAACAGAAATAGGCGGAACGGGAATCAATTTTAAATATGGTTCGAATTCAGATACTGCTAATACGGTAGCGTCTATTACCAAGGATAGACTTGTGATACATAAAACCATTGTGTTGAAAGAGATGCTAGTTGGAGAGTCTGCAACACAGCAAGGTTTATGGGCTTGGAATGTTAGAGATAATCAGAATCTTCAGTTAAAGTGGAAAGGGGGAGAATAATGGCATTAATATATGGAGCAACCGTTCAGTCTTGTTGGAGAGCATGGGCTGAATATACGGTGAGTGAAACGGCTACCACGTATACAATATCATTTATTGATGGTGGTATTCAGGCGATGAGTGGAACTTATCAGTTTTCTGTTTATAATGCTAGTGGTACATACTTAAGCAATTCAAATATTACGGCTACGGCAAAACTTGGAAGTGTAACTAAAACTGGTAAAACCAAATGGACGAAATCTTCTGTTGCAGATGATTATATGGGCATCCCATTCAATTCATGGGTAAATGCCAGAAGATGGGGGTTTGCTTCTGGAAACATAACTCCAGATTTAACTTCTTATCAGACAGACTGTTGGCCGGATTATACGCCATACATGGCGCTTCCAGACGATTTGGTAATTACTAAAACCGCTGAGACACAGACTGTAAGCTTGTCTTTCGCGCTCTCATGTCCAAGTTGGGATCGATTTAACAGCTCATCGGGCGCGGATACTACATATTCAAACAGTACTTCGACCGCCTCTAAAACCTTAACAATCCCATCTCTTGAACAATGGACATTGAGTTATGATGCGAATGGTGGAACTAATGCGCCAGAGACACAAACGGCATATGCTGGAAATTATATCACGCTATCAAGTGATCAGCCAACGAGAGAAGGTTATACATTCCTTGGCTGGGCAAGATCGAAAACTGCATCAGTGCCAACGTATAAACCTGGAATTACTACGAACATAGCAAGCGATACACCGATAACTATATATGCTGTTTGGGCATATGGATATGGAGTTAATATTAATTCTATAACATCAAAAAGGTGGAGCAGCACAAAAGCTGGTGGAGAAGACGACGAAGGCAAATATATTTTCATAACTGGTTCATACACATTGTCTGGTACATTAGAAAATGTCGGAACTCTCTCTGCTAAATACAGAAAAGTCGGGGCTAGCGATTGGACGGATGCTACAGGCTATAGTCCTCAAACAGCCACAAAAGAGCAGTCAGAAAGCACCAAAAATGTCAACTTTGAAATAGGACCGTTTGGTGGTAATGTTGATACCGATTCAACGTATGATGTTATGGTGTCTGTTGTAGATTCAGACAATAATACAAGCTCTTTAAACGATTATATTTCAACTGCGTTTTTTACCATCGACTTCAAAAAAGGCGGAAAAGAAGTGGCATTTGGAACGCCTGCAAACGATGATGACATCCCGCCAAATGGGCGTTTTAAATGTGGTATGGAAGCCGTGTTTGTTAATAGCTCCTTGGCGTTTAAAAACATATTCAACCTCTTCTACCCTGTAGGCTCGGTTTATGAGACGTCGCTCCCTAATGCCATTCCAAGTGGTGAGACAGAGCCAACTGTTGAGGACCTCGCTAACCTCGGAGTAACATGGTTCGATCCACACTATCAATGGGGTGGAACCTGGGAACTTATCACTGACAGATTCCTCGTTGGCGCAGGCAACTTATACGCCCTCGGTGCTGAGGATGGTAGTAAAGATGCGGTAGTTGTAAGTCACCATCATACGACTAACACCTATCACAGACACAACCTTGTTGGCTCTAAGTACGGCTCTAACTACTGTGCTGGAGGTAATAGATCTGGTGTTGGTGCTAATGACGCAGCTAATACTACATTATATACTAACTACGCAGGAAGCCAAACCGCTGCATCTACGACAGTCGGAGTCGACGGAACCGATAAGAATATGCCACCATACAAGGCAGTTTATATTTGGCACAGAACAGCTTAAGAAGGTGATCTAAATGCTAACATCCAAACAAATCCTCACCAACATGCAGAACGACAAACGTCTTACTGATTCAAGGTCGAGGTCAAAGAAAAAGAAAAACAACTATTCAAACATATACACACAACTCTTAGGAGAACTTGGTTATGCCGGAATTAAGAAAAACGGATATTTCACCAAGTTCTTTTCTTATGGTGTTGCTGGGCATTGTGCGAGCTTTGTCCAGTATCACCTGATCAAAGCGGGCTACCAGAACTGTGTGCCTAAAAAGGGTTATATTTGGAACACGACTTACTACGCCAAATGGCTCAAGACCGAACCAAACATTAAAGGCTTAGGTAAGGTCGACTGGACCAAGGACATCAAGAAAGCTCAGGCTGCCGCCAAGGCCGGTAAGTTTGTTATTGTTTTCCAGGGCGCTAAGGGTCTCAGCCATACATGTGCTCTGCTCAAGATCGAGAACGGTTATATTTGGACTGTCGATGGTAACGTCAAGGGTACATATAAAGGTAAGAAGATCAACAACGGCGTAATCAAGAAGCGCAAGGCAAGCAAAGGCAAATGGCGTTTCGCTATCATGCCGATTCCAGTTACCATTGCTCCGCCAAAGCCAAAACCTGCTCCTACACCTAAACCTGCCCCATATTCCAAAGGCAAGACCTATACACTGCTTGACAACATGAATGTTCGTTCCGGACATTCAACCAAGAACAAAGTCGTAGGTCACAGGAAGAAAGGCGAGAAGGTTACAGCCTATGAAGTGCATAAGACAGGCAACGGCGGATACTGGATCAAAGTATCAAAGGATAAAGCTCACTGGATCTGCGCTAAGACTAATAAAAAGAAGTATATGAAGTAGGAGTTATATTTATGGACAAATTGACTGTTTTGGAACTTCGCAAGGCTCTTGAACGTATACCAAATCAGGTCAAGCAATTTGAAAAAGGCCATATCGCGTATCTCTATAAAGGGATGCCCGAAGAAGGCTGGTATCTTGATATTTCATCAGGAGACCCATACGAAGGAAATTTTGAAATGGAAGCTATCAGATTGGAGGTAGATGAAGATGAGTGAAGGTCTTAAAGGTAAACTCATGATCGCAGGAGCTATCGTGGTAGTCATGGCGCTTATATTCTTTGCCATGACAACAGACAGCGTAAGTGCATCATACGTTGCAATGATCGTAGGCGGTCTTGTATCAGGCTTTACTGCCTGGAAAGACAATAACGTCTCAGCAAGAAACGTATATTTCCAGAATGTCCTCAAGCCTATCGTAAAGAAGCATGGTCTTGAACTGCTTCAGGAAGCAGTAGAAGGCATGGACGAACTGCAGGAAGACCCTGAAGACGACGAGGTTCTTCCACAGTAAGTTATATTTAGCAATTAAACGGGCCGATCTCATAGAAACATAATCTTTGCCCTTCCCTAAAGACTACTAAACCCTTAATATTAAACCTCTTTTCGGCCCGTTTAATTATATTTGACAGAAAGCGAGGACCAACTATGCAAAAAGCATTATTCCCTATGAAGTCACATAGGGTCAGCGCAGCATATAACCAGGGCAGAGCACATAGAAGATGCTCAACTGGTTCCCCTCACGACTACCCAACAGATCTTGTGGGCAGCGATACCGGCAGAGACTGGTTCTATGCTCCTTGTGACATGGTTGTCCTGAGGAAATACACTAAAGCTTCACACGCCATTTGGATGAGATCAAGAGAGAAGGTCGATATGCCTTATGGCAAGGGCTATTTATATTTGATGATCGAACACCAGGATAATAAAGAGATGGGTGGAGCAGGCCACGTCTATCGTCAGGGAGGCAAATGCTTCCGTGAGGGTCGTAACGGCAATGCTACAGGCAACCATCTGCATGTGTCCTGTGGATTTTCTAAAGAGATCAAGAAATGCGGAAGTGGATGGAGGAGAAACTCGAAGGGTGCATGGGTACTGCGGATCCCTGGAGTAACTCCGATCAAGATCCATCAGGCATTTTACAACACGTTTGTAGGCGACGCCAAGCCTAAGAAGCCAAACGCTTCGTCCTATAAGCCTGGACACGCTTACACGACTAAAGCCACACTGCACGTCAGAACCGGCCCTTCTAAACACAGTAAGAAAGTTACCAAGAATGGCAAAGAAGTATTGATCAAAGAAGGAACTCACGTGATTCCTACTGCTGTAGTCAGCAAGAACGGTGAGATCTGGTTAAAGAAGGGCAAAAGCACTTATATTTGCGCTTATGACGGTAAGCAGGTGTTGATTAAATGACATGGTGGGGAATAATTACAACGATCCTTGCTGGGATCGTACTGATCGGTAATGCCAGCGGGGTGTTGTACAAGTGGATCAGCCCTGCATATAAGTTGAAAACTACAGTCGAAGAGCATGAGAAAGCCATCAAGTCTATACGGGAGCATGAGAAGAAAGATCTCGAAACGCTGCAGCAGCTTGATGCTAACAGCCGTCTCCAACTCAAGACGATGCTTGATATTGTCAATCACTTTATCGACGGGAATCACGTCGAGCAAATGAAAAAGACGAGAGACGAGATACAGGACATGCTCGCTGATAAGTGATATTTGAGCCGGTGTGGACCTCCTGATTAATAACGTTGGAATTAACTTGCTAACTAAACTTTACCAAATGTACTAACATTTTCCACGCCGGCTTAAATAATAGATAGGAGACAATAATGGGAGAATTATATTCTATAAAAAGAGATAAAAACTATCTTGCCCACTATGGTGTTAAAGGTATGAAGTGGAAAAACCATAAATACGCTACGCCTGAGGAAGAGCCTGGCGTTGAGAAGACCATTACAGTTGATAAAAACGGAACTAGCTATACTACGTTTAAGGCGGCAGAAGCAGCTAGACAGGTTGGTATAGAAAAGAAACGTCAGGACGAGGTAGCCAAGAGGAAAGCGTTGGCTGAAAAGAATAGAAGAGATAGAGGGTCTAACATTATCAATAAGTTCATGGGAGCTTCGTTGAATGACGTTGGATCTTCTATCAAGAAGTGGAGTAAGAAAGCAAATAGAGCGTTAAAAGCTTTAAGTGCTAAATTTGGATTTTGAGGTGAGTCATGCAATACTACGCAATAACATATTCAGACTCTTATCTTCAGCACCATGGCATAATTGGTATGAAGTGGGGCGTGCGGCGTTTCCAGGATAAAGCCGGTCGCCTCACAGAAGCCGGTAGAAAACGTCTTGGATATTCCGTTGAGCGTGTCAAGAAAACCGCTAAGGATCCTGAGTTCCAGCGTAAAGCTAAAACCGCAGCTAAGGTTGCAGGAGTTGCGGCTGCTACAGGCCTAGCGGCTTATGGGGCGTATAAGATCAGCCCAAAAGTTGCTGCCCGCATTGTGAAACGAGGTGCCGGTATTGTTGGAGGGATTTCCACTTCCAACATTAATGGTTTGGGAAAGTCCATCGCCACAACTGGAAAGACGATTCAGGCTATACACGGCGCTCAGCAGGTTAAAAAAGGTGCCGAACAACTTACTCTTATGCGTAGACGATCAGATGCTCCTTTAGCTCTTGGTATAGGGGCTGTTACGGCGGCTATGGCTGGCGGAGCTGCGGCTATATCTTATGATGAAGATTACGGAGATAAAGTTATATCTGATAGAGCACAGTTTAGGCGTGTAGCGCGAAGCGGCGGAATCGAACTGCATGATAATTTTTATGCGACCCCAAATATAAAAGACGCAAAAAGATATGATAGAGATTTAAAAGGGGCCTATGGGTCGGCTTTGGTGATCGAACGTAATGGCCAAGCTAAAATTGCAGGAAGAGCGCATGGAAAAGATGCGTTTGAAAAAGCGTTAAAATACAATCCAAATTCAGATTATAAAAAAGGAGATTGGGATAAATTTAATAGAAACATTGTGTTCCTTCAAAGAAAGGCTCGCAGCAGTGAAGAAAACAATAAGCTGTTTAATGACTTCAAATCCGAGCTTCAAAAGAAAGGATATAATGGCGTGATCGATACTAATGACGCTAAAGGTCCTAGGAAAATGTTGTTTGGCCCTCGAAAACAACAAACCGGATGGGGCACGAACGAACCTTACATTTTATTTAAGGACGATAAATTTCACGTCGCTCTCGTTAATGGGAAAAATGGAAAAGAAGCCGTACTTAATAAATATAAAACAGATAATCGTATGGTGCAGAGACGTGCTGCTCTTAAAGCCCATAACATGAGGTTTGAGAAAAAACTGGCTGGATTAGCCGGAGACGACGAGAGATATTTAAAGGCCGACGCAAAATATAAAGACGCTATGAACATATTGAAACAGCTTAGAAGAAATAGAGTTTTAGACAAGCAAATTAATGATCTAAATGCCGATCTGTTCAAACAAAATCAAGAGTTACTTGATCAGATTCGTAAAATACACTAAATGGATGAAGAAAGCTTGGTATTAAGCACACACCTGTGCATATTTTGTGCACAAATACCGCACAACGCCTAAACCAACGTTAAAAGATGTAGCACGAAGGGAAACGGTAGAAACGGCTTAAACCGTTGAAACAACTTACTGTTTAGTATTTGTGCTACATCTTGCTAGTATTATACGTTGAACAGGAAGTGAAACATGTAATCGTTTATATTTCAGCACTTCTATCACCACATGTGCAACAACTGTGCTAGTATAAACTTTCCATCATGTTCGCTGCCTTTTCTTTTTGCGATGTGAGGACGTCCTGGTAGATGTTCATGGTCGTGATTATATTCTTATGGCCAAGCATCTCACTGACGACTTTCACATCAATGCCTTGTTCTAAGGCTCTGGTTGCCCAGGTATGTCTCAACGCATGCATACCGCTATATTCTATACCCATTTCGGTACAGGCTTTTCTCCAATGGTGTATAGCGTTAGCGCTGTTTATGATGTTGTAGTTCATATTTGGCATTACCAGATTTCGATAATTCAGATCATGGTCCTGAGACTTGTAAATTGATTTAAGCCATATGCCTACATTTTGTGGAATGACAATTTCACGTATACTATCGTCTGTCTTAGGCCGATCTTGGATTATCATGCTGCCATGGATACTGACTGCTGTTTTCGATATTTTGATCGTGCGTGCTTCGAGGTCGACATCGTCCCACGTCAACGCAGCGGCTTCTCCAAAGCGCATTCCTGTGGATATCAGCAAGTAAAAGATACGGTATACGGGCTTACCGGTTTTAGTGAATTCCACGATTTTACGGTGATCTTCAATGCTATATGCTGATATTTTCTTTGGCGGTCTGAGTTTATGAAGTTCCACGCCGTTATGAGGGTTTGTCTGCAGTAACCCTTCATCTACGGCATACTGCAGACACTTCTTAAACCTCACCGCCAAAGCATTCACAGTTGAATGAGAGTAATTACATGTCTTATATTTTTTGCCTTGCTTCGAATGGAAGATGGTAGCGTACATCTCTTCCAGCATGGACCTGTCAAGGTCGGCTAAAGCTTTATGCCCGATCGCAGGTATTATATGGTTGTCAAACGAGCTTCTAAGGCGTATAAGGCTTTGCTCAGCCAACCTTGGAGCGCAACGTTTGTCTATCCAATAGTTCACCAACTCTTCCACAGTTATATTTGATTTCTCCTTAATGCCGTTTACTCTCAATTCTGCTAACTTATCAATAACTTCTTTCTTGGATTTGCCCGAAACTGAAACTCGACGACCGTCTAACGATATTTGTCCACGCCATCCATTGGGATAGCGATAGATGGTACCTCCTCCACTGCCTTTGGTTCTTCCCATTGTATGCCTCCTTGTAGATTTAGTTTAGAATTTTGATGGCGTTTGGATAAGAGATAGGATTTGAAGTTAGCCAGTTCAGCCGCTTCCTCTACGGACCAGTGCTCTTCAAGAGTTATATTTTGAGGGTGATAGTCAGCCAGATAGTCAAGACTGCAGGCGAAATAGTCTGCAAGTTTGATCATGGTCGACAGTTTCACATTAGCATCTCCCTTAGCATAGAGCCCTTGAATTGTCGTGTATGGCACACCTGATTCGCGAGAAAGTTCACTTTTTCTTATTCCCTTCTTTGCCATCATTTTATCGAGTTGTTCCGTCATGCTCATCCGTTTCCCTCCTTTTCCTTTTATTGTACATCGTTTCCCTTACCCTGTAAAGTTATATTTTACGATACAGGGTTGACTTTTGCCCCGCAGGGTAGTATTGTAGGTTCTACGGATAAGTGGGTTCGTACAAAATACACGGTATAGTATGAAAGAATAAGTAAGATAGTTTAACACAGAACACCGTGAAAACGGAGGAGCGAAGCGCAGTAGGCTGAGAGCACCTACACGGCTTATTCTTTTTCGTAAGAAATACACGGCATAGTATGAAACATATTTAGCATTTAAAAGGAGGTTTAATATGAAAAGAAGATTAACGATGGACGAGATTACAGAAGAACTCGGGACGAGAGAAGAAATTGAAAAGGCATTATCAAGCCACATTAAAGAAGCTGAAGCAGAAGAATTTATATGCGGAGCGTTTTTGGAACTCGATGGGGAGGACGTCTATATTGACGACGAACTCATGCGACTCCATAGCAAAGTAGTAAGAAGTTTTGCATGCAGTGAAGATAGTTGGCGAAAAACGATAGCGCTTAAGAAATTTAAAGAGATTCTATCTGAAATCAGAGTGAACAACGCATTATTGGACTATTACAGGAATAAGGCAAAATAAGTTTCATAAGGAAAGGCTAAAACATGGCCTTTTCTTTTTCGCCAAGGAGGGAAAAGTGGAGACCAGCATAGAGATATTAACAATGAATGATATTTTGAACCTTTACGGCTTCTCAAGGAAAGAAGCTACTAAGCTGCTAAACACTAAAGGCTGTCCGGTATTACCCAGAGTAGATGGAGCACCGTATAGGATCATAAAGGACGAGTTTGAGACATGGCTGAGAACGAGACGAGTATAGAGGAGTTATTGGAGGAGTTATATTTGTGGCTGGAGGATCCGATCAGAACTAGCAGCCTGGTCAAACCTGGGAGCACGGTTGAATGGATCGACAGTGTGGCAGATATTTGTGAGATTCGTACGAAATACAACCTCTAAGATAGGAGGTGATAAGAATGAAAAAGAAAGATGTTGAAAGCATAGCAAAAAAATTAGGAAAGAATTGTGCAATAGGATTAGGAGAACTGATAGAGACGCTCAATGAACTTTCTGAAGAAACTGACTATTATGATGCTTATCGTGCAGTGCTAAAAAGAAGATATGGCGTGTATGAAAGTGATATTTTAGACAGTATCAAGAAGGACCAGAGCAGCAGTTACTATGAGACTATTATCTATATTGTGAATGAACATCCTGATCGAGGCTGTGAATTTAAAGTATTAGACCTTATCAACGAACTTTAAATCGCAAAAAGGAGTCCGTATTACACGGGCTTCTGTTTTTCGTATAAAATACAACCTCTAAGATAGGAGGTGAACGATATGTTAAAATTATTCAAAACTAAAAAGCACGACCATGTGTTTTATAACAAACTTGAGGAACTTTATACGGAGAAAATCAAATTACATGAAGAGTATAAAAAATTATATGATGAACGTGTTGGGACAATTATAGCCCTTTCAGTTGGAGATCATATAGAGAATGAGGAGACTCTTCATGATATGGAGAATGAGCTCTGGAAGAAAGAGTCCTCTAAGAGATTAGAAGCATGGGAAATTCAGAAAGAGATTGAAAAGTTAATTGAAGGTTAACATTCGACCTTGGAAGCCCTTACACGGGCTTCTCTTTTTACCTCGTATGAAATACAACCTCTAAGATAGGAGGTGAACGATATGAATAAATTGGATAAAGTATACGACAACCTGAGTAAATTTATGCTCGACGAATTACACAAGACAGTGGAAGAGAAAAAAATAATTATGGAAGACAGCGAACGAATTGACAATTTGATATCAGAGATGGTTGAGAGTCATCCTGAATACAAATCTAAACTGGAAGAGCTGGCTGGATATTGTCATTCTCTTGGATTCTGTCATGGCGCCGAGCAGGAATTAAAATCGGTTTCGAGACGCTTAACATGCGAATATGCAGACTCGTTCATGTAGAAAAAAGGAGTCCGTTTTACACGGATTCCTGTTTTTATCCTCGTATGAAATACAACCTCTAGAGTAGGAGGTGATTAGAATGAAATTGCTAGATTTGATGGTTAAAAATGCTATGAGACGAAAGCAGGTAGAGAAAGAGATCAAAAAGCTAGGCGAAGAGTTTAATTATTATAAAGCTATAGCAGATGATGAAAAGAATACATCTGAAAAGCGAGAAGAAGCTTTTAGGTTGGCGATGAAGATCACAGAAACTAGAGCGCGTCTTATATACGAATACTATCATGAACTATTTTAAATCACAAAAAGGAGTCCGTTTTACACGGGCTTCTCTTTTTACCTCGTACAAAATACACATTCTATGGTAGAAAGGAAGGTGACAACCATGAAAAAGAGATATGTATTTAATTTCAACGACTATAACGAATTTTTATTCGCAGTTAAGGATTATAATGTATATTCTTGCGATGAGGACGTTTGTATCAAGATGAAGAATGACAACAGTTCAGGATTCACTACGATGACGGTATCAGAAGCAGAAGAACTTATAACTAAACTGCAGAACGCAGTCGATGAAGCAAAACAATCTAAGTGGTATAAACCAGAAGAGGAGGACGCTTAACAAGCGTTCTTTCTTTTTTACCTCGTACAAAATACATACCATAGAATGATAGACAATGAAGCCTATCACTTATGATGAAATGATATTTTTGGAGGTATTATCATGAAGACGATGGAAAAGAAGTATACAGCAAAGAAAATCTTAGTTAAGGGATTAACAGAGGCAGCTATGGCACCAACTAAGGTTACTTATCATGCAGCTAGCGGAGCTAGATCAGTATTGGAACTGGCAGACGCAGCTCTGATGGGAATCGAGTATGGAGCTTATGAAGCAACCAATGCTATCTCAAACAAGATTAAATCTGAGCCGGAATATTTTGATCCGGAGATGGAAGAGATCCACAGAGACGTCATTCTCACTATGGGTGAGATGAAGAACAAAATCTATCACAGATCGACAAACATGGTAGTCGTTAAATAGCCATGAGGATGGGAGTCCGTATTACACGGATTCCTGTTTTTATCTCTCGTACAAAATACACACCATAAGATAGAAAACAGTGTTGTATTTTCGAAAGGAGATTAGATATGAAGACTTATGTAGAAAAGAAGGAAGCGATAAAGAGAACAAAAACTGTTATTGGAGACTACGGAATAGTTATGGCTAAAACAGGATTGAAAGTGACGCATTTCGTATTCGGAGCTAATTGTTTGTATAGAGAGATACAGGCATTTGCTTGGGAATTCGGATGCCAGGCTTGTCAATACTTTGAAGACAAACTTGAAGAGATCGAACAAAACAGATAGACCCCTATCGCAACTCGAAGCTGAAGTCCTACATGGACTTCTCCTTTTATCTCGTACAAAAAACACCTTCTAGAATAGAAAGGAAGGTGATTACAATGTTAAAGGACAAGATCATTACAGAAATAGGAAACGCAGTAATACTCGCAGCATTAGGAGTATGCAGCATTCCAGCAATAATGGCTTGCTCGATAGTTTACGGAGTAAGACCTCATGAAGTAGAGAATTATAAGAACTCAAGGTCATAACATGGCCTTGATTCTTTTCGTACAAAATACACACCATAAGATGGAAGATATAGTAATATCTGAAAGGAGAATAGACATGATGAAAGAGAACGTAAAATTTATGGTAAAGAGCGTTACAGATTATGTAGTAGTATTTGGATCAAGAGCAACAAGTGAAGCAATGAACTTTGCTAGCTTTGGATTAGCAATGGCAACACTCCCATTAGCGGGAGGAATCCATGTGCTTTCAAAGGCTGCAGATTTTATGCACAACGGAAGCGTTGAACTGAAGAAGATTCATAAATAGTAACTAACTACCAAAAGTTGAAGACCTTTACACGGTCTTCTCCTTTTATATTTTTCGTACAGAAAACAAGGCTTAGTATGAAAAAGTTAAAACAATTCTTAAAGAAAGGAGTGAATTATGAAAGTAATTAATAAGATTAAGAATTGGGCTAAGGAAAATAAAGAAGATATTTTTATCTATGGAGCATCATTTGCAATGGGAGTCGGAATGACACTAATTGGCTATGGGCTTGGTAGATACCATGAGAGAGGAGAATTCCTTGAAGTTCGAGATGTTACAAGTTTGAACGTAGCAATGTTCGACGGTGACCCGAATAGTATTTATCTTGAATTTAAAGATAGAACTACGAGGCGTCATGGCGGATATTTGCCGGTCAAACCTGAGGACATGCTTAGACTGAATGAGGATATTTCAAAAGCTCTTATGATGGTTGAAGCCAAGTAAAAGTTAATAAGTTATCGACTCGGAGAATCTGCAATGATTCTCCTTTTTCTTTTCACAAAAGGAGGTAAAGTTGTGAACACGGTTTTATTTATTGCCACCAAATCTATTGTATGGTACCTCATCGGTATGGCAGTTGGTTATTTCTTTTGGCCCTGGAAAGGCAGGGATGGAGATATGATCATAGACCTTGAAGATCCAACGAAGGACGTTTATACACTTAGTCTTAACATGCCTTTGGTGAGTCTTCAGACTAAAAAGTACATATCCATACGAATTCGCACAAAGGATAATCAGCCTATGAAAATTCGCACCAAAAACAAGGCTTAGTATGACAGGTAAAACTTATATTTAAGAAAGGAGAGACTTATGGAAGACGAAATTAGAGAAAAAGTCGAAAAAGTGATTTGTTCAGAATTAGGGAAGATTCAGAACATGTCAGACGTTGAGGCGAAAGTAAAAGTTATCAACGCAGTAACCAATTTATATTCAGAGTACAATAAAGATTGGAAAGATCAGATGGAGATTCGAATGCAAACGGATCGACGGGAGTATGAGAATGAAAAATTGAAGCTCGATGTAGAGAGACTTGAATTTGAGAAATCTCAGGCCAGTCAGAACATTAAGCAGGCGAAACGAGAATCTGGAGTCAAACTGGTCGGAATTGGAGCTGGATTGATTGAACTGCTGATGAAGCTTTATGCTATCGACTACGAAGTCAGAATGGACTATACATTCCAGAATGAAGGCAAACTCACTAAAGGGGCTGAAAGAACTATGGCGAAGTATAAGCTCTTGTAGTATAAGACCTGATCGATATGGGGCCGTTTTACACGGCCTTATATCTTTCGCACAAAAAACACCGCCTATAGTGAAGGAAACTACTATAAGGAGGTGATATTAAATGACAACAGGAGCTACAGCAGTAATATCTCAGGCGGCTAAAGAAATTGCAAAATGCGCGCCGAAGAGACTGCCAAGAGAGATCGTGGTGGTCATTAGAATATTTTTAAGGTAGTAGGTTTTAAAGGGAGGAGCCCGTTATGCACGGGTTTCTCTTTTTAATTCGTACCAAAAACATGCCTCTATATGAAAGCAAGATCAATATTTAATGATTTTATAGGAGGTAAACTATGAACACATTTTTTAGCGCAACAGCAATGTTTGGAAGATTTACAACACAGGCAACAGCAGGTTATGCGGCAAGGATCGGAACAGAGAAGCTTGTAAAAAGGTTTGCCCCAGGATCTACCGGAAAAGGATGGAAGGTAGTCAGGAAGGGAGCACCTATTATAGCAGAAGAGGTTTCGAGAAATGCAGCAGGCGAGCTGTATGACTGTGCACTTGTAAGAGCTGTCCAGGCATACAGGAAAGTAAGCGAAAAGAAGAAGGAAGAAATAGCTGAACACCGTAAAGGAGTTAAAGTTAAAAAGCTTAAGAAAGCCGAAAAGACTAAGGCTGAAAAATAGTCTAAAGTTGGGAGTCCGTATTACACGGATTCCTGGCTTTTACTTTTTAACCATGAGATACTATTACAAAGTTGAAAACAAGCGCGCCACGAAAGGCGTTAAGTATAAATGCGATCATCCGTTGTACAACTCATGTACTTTATATTTTCAAGACGGATTAGGCCTGGCTGTTATACAGGAACGGTTTAACACGAGACTGAAGAGTTTCTGGTATGGCCCGATCGACGAAGGTCTGGTGGATGACATCTACAACCAGCCTGGATTCGAGTTATATTTTGCGGAGCATGCTCAGGCGGAGCACGACGGTCTATACCCAACAGTCTCAGTTAGGAAGATCATGTGGGCACTTCGCATGAAACCGCTTCCGGCAGAGGAATGGAATTCGTACAAAAAACATGTGCTATAGTGAAAGGAGACAATTTGGAAATTCCATTCTTTTGTAGTGAGCATAAAACCCAGTAACATGGGTTTCGTGCTTTTCTTTTTTACACACGTTTATATTTTAGTTACCATTTGTGAAAGGAGCAAAAATGAACAGTAACTTTGTCATGGGGTTATGCCTGGGCCTATTCGTGGGTTCAGGCATTACTTATTTTTTGGCGGTGAAGTATACCTCAAGAAAGATCAACGAGGTGACCGACCGAGCACAGAGGAAGTTAGAAAAGACGAAGGAAGACATGTACAAGAGCGTAGATGCTTTCTATGAAGATTGGAGGAAGAGGAGATGAAGGAGTCTAACCATAAAGTTCGTTGCGTTCGAATAAACGGTGAACTGGTTGCCGAGGAGATGGAGATAGAGTTCGAGACCTGGCCGCCAGCCACCTTAAAC